GCTCAGTCCCTGAAAATAGTGTTTCCACTAGTTTCAAGGTCACTCGATCACTTGCGTCCTTCATATCGAGGGTCACGAACTTTTGATCTCGTGAACTCTTCAAGGCAAGTCTCCTATTAATCGATTGATTCGTAAAGTTTACGAACCCCCGAGTTAATTGGTGATTTTCGATCCAAGAGTATAAACTCTTCTGGATGCCCTGTTGAATCCATTGTAATTCCAATGGCTCCTTCGATATAAGTCTCGGTCCCCGAGAATCCTTAGGCACTAACACCACTTTTGCGGTGCCGTGCTCAAGAATTTCAAGGGACTGTAACCAGTCGAGCTGATCGGCTACTTGGTTAATTCCAAGGACGAAGTACTCCGTGAAGGGGTACGTTCGTTCGGTGTGTTTGTAGATTCGGGAGAAATTAGATTTCTCTCCAACCTCCTCACCCGTAGCAACAGCTCCGGGACCATGTCGGGGAATAATATCCCTAACATTGTACCCATCAAAGAGGCGACTAATAAAAGTTCGCGCAGCATTGATAACTGGTCGCAGATCATCGTCGAAGCTAAGCGCTTCAAGTTCGATCTGTGTTGAGACGAACGACTCGATAACCGAACTTTCGGTTTCCGAATCATATGGTAGTTTTAACTTGTACGAGAAGTACAAGAACTGTCGCAGATGCTTCAATGTGGTAATGTCAGGATCACTCCTGACATATCCATCCTCAGAGAAGATTCGCTCTAGCAACCACCCGAGAAATCGGGGAATTGCGGTACCTGGCTTCAGCCTGAAGCCAGATACCTGTAGAGGAGAATCACTATGCAAAGCCTTATCAAGGGCCTTGCCTAGTTTAGGAAGTGTTTTCGTTAGAAACGAAACACCTTCTTTCTGAACGCGATTGTGCAAAGTTTGCAAATCGCGAGCAGTCTCATGAGTATCAGGATAGCATTGAGCTATGTCATGAAACAGTTGTACAGTCAGAGAAACGTAAGTTTCTAGGCTATTCTTATCAACCATAAGGTAGATATCCTAGCCAGTATGTACAACTGCACCATAACATCACATGTAGCCTCCGCTTAGGACTCTCCGTTTAGCAAACGGGGAATCCGCGTCTCATCAAGGACGTTCGAGCTGTTATTCACAGCCAAAGCGCCGATGAGCATCTCGGTCAGCCAAAGATCCGTTACCGGATCATCGCCAGCCGAGGCGTTTGCCGCGTTCTTGACTAATGTCCTCTCGGGCATTCCAATTACCGCGTAAGCAAATGCTACACCTTCCTGTCCGCCGTCCGTCACACCTGTGACGTCCAAGCGAACAAGAACACGTCTCGTCTTCATTGGTTTATTCTCATTGCTTTCGCTATGAGAAATCTTCAATGTGAGTTTATCTCCGATTCCACTTGTTATGGTGGGACCGTAGACAGAGACGCCACCCTGCTCCGAAGTTCGCGGAAGCGAACAAGTATCGGCCCCCGTAAGCGCAGAATGCGCAGCGAGGGAGGGTGCACGTAACACAAATGGGTCAGTTAACATACTGATCTCTTTCTGTTAGTTGATGTGGTTGAGTGCATTACTGCACTGTTTCTATCTAGGTAACCTCTGCGCGACTAATGAAGCCGCAACAGAGATACGATGAAGATCTACAGCAGGATTTCTCTTGCTTTTGAACTTCAACCCAGATACCAATGATATATCGCCTAACTCCGGTGTAAACCGGTGTCGACAATACGTCGTATTAGTTTCACTTCCAATAAACGCAGAATATTTCTGCGCCGTAATGGAAGCATGCCACGGGGTCCCAGGAACGTTAAAAACGTTCTGAGGGAAATCCTGAGCATGGATATAATACGAAAGAGACGATGATACACGAATGCTTTCAGCATAATCGTATATCACGGCCTCGGCCGGGAATAACTTCGGCTTGAATGAGTGAAGGTAACTCGAAGTGGTAAAGAACCAATCGATCACGAACGAGAATGGGATAACATCCCAGACTGCGGCCGGATCAAGGATCCCCCACGAATCGAGAAACTGATGTACTCTTGCAAGCCATCCCGAGAACTCAGGGCAATGGAAACCATATAATGTATTTCCACGCCAACGAGCATCGGTACGACATTTAATCGTACAACTAACAGGTATAGATATACTTCCGGTACGAGGCCAGTTAAAGTAAACTGTCTCGTCCCAAGAAGGAAATATCCCAGACAAATCAGCCTTAGGCTGATGTCGTCTGTGACGCCCGTTAATGATGCCCCTTGCATTGTCATATTTACTGTGCCAGTTTTGAATCTGGACAATAAATTCCTGAATGTCCCGAATAGTCGGTAAAATACCGAATCGGAATCCGAGGTGCTTGTTCGCTAATTGCTTAGCGGTGTCAGTGGGATTATCGCGTAGGAGGCCCTTATAATCAAAGGACTTTCCAAAACGACCTCTCCCATTGTGTCGTGTAAACGACAGCACTTTCTTAACTCGTCCAAAAACGAGGAACAAGTCAATCAGGTCGACAAGAGAATACCATACCGAGAAATCCGTGTCAAATGGATCTCTGTCAATGAGTATTCTCTTTGGCAAGGCGGAGTGAGCAAACAATTCATTAACTGAATCGATGCTCGCAGGACGATACGCATTCCTCTTTAACGAGGATTTTGCAATATCGCATAACTCATTAACCGATCGGACATACGTCGAGCTACCAGGGCTCCCATCTAAGGGAGCCGAAATAGTCTCAGCGCAGCAACCGATCGACGGACCGTGCAACAAGCCATTCGCTGGGATATATTGATAATACCCCTTGAACGACTCATGTTCACAGTCCTGCCATCGCCTTGGGATCTTTGTACCCTCTGGAAGCTTTTTACGCTTCGAAGAGGAAAGATACTGGGCGATTTTCGTATCAACGGTATCCCGCATATAATGTGCGGAAACATCCGTTGTAGCGTTGGCACGATGAGTTTCATTCACTCCCAGAGTGGTGTACAATTGAAGAGCGTCGCTATATTGCATATAGAAACGTAAATCTTCAAGAGTAGCACCACCACCTGGAGGTGGATCCTGACTTCGTCTTGTTCTTTGCATACTGATATTCAGGCCGCCCCTAACCGGG